TGAGTATCTCGATGCCGAACCAACGCTCGTAAGGCGCCTCGGACGAGATCGCCAGGTCGATCAGGTTGTCGTCACCTGCCGCCCGCTTCGCTCCCGCTGCTATTGTTCGTTTGAGTTGCATGGATACATTCCCCGAATGTGCTACGCGGAGAATGCAATAGGGATGCGGACATTGTTAAGGCAAAAAATGTCCGCTAGGCGACCATCAGCCAGAACTCATCTTCCGCCTTGGCCGCTGCATAGATGTCCACCTCGCCGCGCATCTCGCAGCCATCACCGGGCTCATTGATGACAATCGATAATTGTCGAACCACCTTGCCTTGCATAACACATCCGTCTGCGGATTCGATGGCGGTGATCGTTGCCAGATGCAGCAATGGTTTCCTGCGCGGAGGTGCATCTACCCAGCCTCCGCCACTAATGGCTGGCTCTGGTATCGGCACCGTGCCAGCTGCGTCGAATGCGTCCGCCACCTCGGTGATCGCCAGCGTGCCAGTCTTGGCGCCAAAGACGGATCCATTGAGCGCCGCGGTATCTTGTGACTCAGCGATGGAGGATGTACCTACATGCCCGATTTTTCCTATAAGGGATGAGGTGTCCGCAGCATCAGAAACTGATAGCGCACCAGCATGGCCGGTAACTGCGGATATTGTGCTGGCATCTTGCGACTCTGTTACGGAAAATGTAGCAGTGATCCCACCAGATACCGGAGATGAATCTATTATTTCACTATCGAACCATGCAGCAGGGGTTAGCTCGGAATCGAACCAGCTCTTAGGTATCAGTTCTGGGTCAAACCAGCCTGGAAAAGCCATGCTACACCCCTACAGGTGCAGTGAAACTCACTCCGTCATAAGTCCAGCCGATGTTCTCGTCACCGGTCTGCTCAATGATCTGATGCTCGGGGTAGTACTCTGCGAGGTCCGCAGCAGAGTTCACCGCGACACAATGCTCTATCACCCCATCTTTTACGAGGACGAATACCATGTTATTTCTCCATGACGGTCAGCTCGCCGTTGAAGAAAGTGGCTGTGGTCGCACTCGCGACGATACAGTGCAAAAGGCACGAGCCATTGTAGAGTCGGATGCCGGGGGCGCCGATGATCTTCTGCGCGGACACGTTCGCGATCGTAGTGCCGATCATGGAGATATCGCGAGCGATAAGCATACTGATCGACCCGCTTGTCAGCGTTGTTGCGAGCGTGACTGACTGGATTGAACGTACACCGATGTCGCCGGCCTGCAGGTTGAACCATACGATCGTGCCGATAAGCGCCGTCTGCGGGATCTGAGAACCGGCGATGGCGGTCAGGGTGGCGGTGCGCCCAGCGGTGCCGGCGCTGTTGGTGTATGAGACAGTCGAGTTGGCAATAGCGGCTGCGTTACCCAGCGTCGCAGTCACCAGCAGGGCGATCATACAACCCTCGCCGTTTGTCGTCCCGTTGACGTCACGAGCAGGGAGCGTCGGGGTTGTGATGGACTGGGCGGTCGTAGTGGTGACAGTAAGCCCGTTGTTCACCCACAGCGCGTCAAAGAACATGTGGGAGTGGTTGACAGACGAAGCGATCTGCAACTCGGTAAGGTAGTTGCCACCGACGCTTGCGCTCTTGACCGGGATGCAGCCGTAGTCAGCTGCGACCGTGCCGTCTGTTACGCGACCGTTGACGCCAGACGTGCCGACAGCCCACGCTCCGGGGAAACCAGCATCTTTCGAGGTGCAGTACCAGCAGCCGGCAACGTCGGCGGCGGTGCCGGTCTTCATAAACGGGATCGCGTTCCCGGTGTACGAACCGAGTCCAGACGGTGGATAGTCCGCGCCGTTACGGTCGCGGTGCCGCCAGCCGCCTTCCTCGTTGAAGGTCATGTTCTCACCGGGCAGCAGGATGAACTGCATCAGCTCCACCACGTTTGTGCCATCGGTATGCACAACAGCAACCTCAGTTGATCCGCCTAAGCTGTTGTTGGCGATGTAGAGCGCCTTCACGTTGCGCTGAGTCGAAGCGGCAGGACTGCCGACCACGGTTGTAGTCGTGGCGGTCGTGATGAGCGTGTTCTTTCTGTCTGGCGTGATGGTCGACCCGCTGACATCCACGTATGAGGCGTGAACCTCAATGGTTGATACCGCTGAGCCAGTGACTACACGAAGTAAGTCTGAGGTGGAGGTGAGTAGTAGCATGATCAGCCGTGCGTGATGGCAGCGCTCGTGATGCTTACGCTATCTGTCGCAGTGATGCCGACTGATGAAAGATTGATGTTTGAGCCTGTCGTGCCGACCGTAAGCCCATCACATACCACCGTTCCGTTGCTGTCTTTGATGCGGGCGATGGCCGCTGTGCCGGTGTTGTCTGCCGAGGTGTCGGTTGCCGGTGTGGTCAGTATCAGCACGCCAGCCGCTGCGCCAGAACTACATGGATTGGATAGCGGGATGGTCGCCAGCACGCTGGCATATGCTGCGGTGCAGATCTCGATATATCCAGCCCCTGATCCGCCGTCGATGGCGTCACGCACCACGTTCAGTCGGCTGTTTTTTACTGCGGTTGAATAGACGATTGTCATGTTTACTCCTCGATGATCTCTTCTTCGATGATATGAAGGACTATCCCGCGCGCATCACGTACAGGGGTTTTTTTGAATTTGCGGCGGGTTGGCTCTGGTGCGGGCTGGTTGAAGGTATCGGCCACCAGGGTATCTCCGGCACGCATTTCGACCGGGCTATTGACGGTGATATTGCTTTCGCGCGGGATACTGCGAATATCCGCCCGAATCTCGTCCAAAGCTTTGGCGAGCACGGGATCCGTTTGCGGCGGCGCGGCAGGTGCGGGCTTCCCGATCGGCAGCCCGGCCGCCTCCATCGCTTGCTGTTCGTACTTGATCTCTTCGAGGATGTCGTCGAAGTCTTTACCCTGGCTGGCGGCGATCTCGGAACGGCTGGACAATCCTGTGGCGATCAGTTTTTCGCTGGCGTCCACCTCTTTGCTCGGGTCTACCCAACTCCATCTGCGCCCCTGGAAGCGAGATGCATTGAAGAATTTGGTGTATTTGTCTGCCGGGAGAGACTTTCCAGATACTTCGAAGGTGATGTCGCCGCGCAACATGGCGCCGGCCAGCCATTGTTCGTATATTAAGCCACTAGTGGCGCTGATGAACCAGTCCTGCAGCACAACCCATTGCTCGCGCTCGGACAACTCGGCGATGCGGGCGGAGCTGTAGTTCACGTCCGTCATGTCGCCTGAGAGGTTGTGTGTGGCAACGTCCACGCCGGCGCTGATGCCGCGCATGGCGGTCTTGACGAAGCTCTCGTAATTGGCGTGCGGGTAATCTGGATTCCAGCTGGACAGTTTATAGCCAGGAGGAAGTTCGAACATTTCTCCGGCTTCTACGTTCATCTGGATGGCGCCGCCGATCTTGTCGTCTCCCATCGAGTCTGTGGCGTCTGGCGCTTCATCGGTCCGTTCCAACGCGGCGATCTTGGATGCGCCGATGCGGGCAGCGGTGACGGCTGCCTCGTTGTAACCGTGCAGCTGGGCAGAGCGCAGCAGGACAGCGTGGAACCAGGTATATCCGCGCACTTGTTCGGCACGCTCCGGGAGAAATACATGGATGATGTCGCCGGCCGGAATGCGCTCGACGCCGGGCTGGCCGGTGCCGTATCTATCGCCAGGATGCGATGTGTAGACCCAATAAGCGACCGGCCTGCCAGTGCTATCGATCTCCACTCCCTGTCGGATCGATCCGGTGGATAGGGTCATGTTGATGTTTTCCGCCAGGCGGTCGGCTTCGAGCAGTTGCAGTGCCATGCCATAAGGCAGCTTGCGGTCGCGGATGATGCGGATGAGCGCTTCGCCATCACGCGCGACGCTCTTTGCGGTGATGCGCAGCATGTGCGATAACTTCATACGCCCGGCGATATCAGCCTTTTCGCCCCACTTTGCCCAATGTATCTCGATCGCGTCATTAGCTGACTTATCCAGCACAGTCGGCTTATTGGGGTCGCGCAGGTCTTTCATGGCGCGCACTTGCAGTTTTGGGCCAGAATGACCGACGATATTGGTGGCGACCAGCGACAGGTATCGACGGCCATATTCGTTCGACTGCGCCAGCTGGCGTGCGCGGGCGCGCATGATGACGAGCGATGCGTCAAGGTCTGAATTGACGCCGCCAGACCAGGTTGCCATGCTGGCAGTGAGCCGCCCAACACCACCCCCGGCGAATCCTGCGCTGTTGCCGCTGCCGTAGGTGGCAGAGTAGTTGTCGCGGCGGGAAGGCTTACTGCCGAACCAGCGCTGCCAGATTTCGCGCATTCCCATAGGTTAAACCCTGAATTGGATCTTGCGGCCGATGCCTTCGCCTTTTGCGATGGCCGCCGCATTCGCCGCCGAGGCGACCTCGTTCTTGTATCGATTGCGAAGCTTGATCAGCTCCGCGATCGGGATGTATTTCATGCGCCGACCGGCGATCTCGTACTCGCCGACAGCAACATCGCGAGATTCAAGCCATGTTTCGATGGCGGTGAGCATCTTCTGCGCGTGGCTTCGGTCGTCCAGGACAGCAGCAGCGGTTCCGCTTCGATAGTCCGGGTCAATCGTCAGTGTGCCGGTGTCGACCGTGTATTTCTCGCTGCTACCACCCTCTACCCACGCGATCCATGAATATGCACCTGCCGCATATCCTGCCGAAGTTGCTGCAGCGACAGTAGCGAGGTGGTCTGTTCCGTCTGCCGTGGCAACCACCTCGAAACCCGCTGCGGTTGGGTGTTTGAAGCGGTATTTCAGAGTCCAAGTGCCCGCCGGATAATCGGCGAGCGTACGTTTCCACTTCCAGGTGTCGCCTGAACGTAGGGAAAGCGGCTCGTTTTCTGGAATGTCGGTCATCGTCCGCGCAAGCATGCGGTGTAGCTGCGGACATTGTTAAGGCAAAAAATGTCCGCTTAGGACGCTTCTTGCATTTTCATCCACACCGATTCAAGCGTGATGTGGTCTGCGCACCTTGGCGGCATATTCTCGCCGGCTTCATATTCGCGCTGGTAGCCGAAGCGGATTCCTTTGCGACCACACCCCCATATGGCGACATGTCCCTTGCTTTTGCTTTCGGTCTTGCAGCGCCGGTGATGGCAGGTGTAGCACGGCTTCACGGCAGGGCATATTTGTCGCGACAGGTTGCGCACGCCCCCTGCACCAGTCGCTCTGAATGCTCCCCGCAGCTGTAGCATAGTCCGGGGTTACCCTTGGGGATGCTTTTTGCCGCAGCCTCGATCGCGCCGGCGCGGTCTTCCTGCTCACGCTGCTGGGCGCGGTCGATATCGTCCATGTCACTTCCCGTTCCTGATCCTGCGCACCTGGCGAACTGTCAGGCCGGTGGCCAGCGCCATCTCGACTTGAGTGTGCCTTTCCAGCTTGGCCAGTTGTACCGCGCGGTTCTGCTTTGGCAGGCGCGCGATATACAGGCGCTCTCCTCCATAGGCTTGCCGCATCTTTGTCTCAACCTCCATCGCAACTCCGTCTGGAACTGCAACCCCTGCTTCGCGCATCGCTCTGATCAAGTCGTTTATCATCTCCACCACCTCCGTCACGTTTAACCTCCGATCTTCCCAAACCTGCGCAGCGTCCGCCGCTGTGGCTGCTGCGGCGCAGCAGGCGTCTGCACCGGTGCGCCCTGCCCATCGACCTGCTGCACCGGCTCCAGCATCGCCGCCCTTCTATCCCAGTCCGACACCTTCCACTTGTGCAGGTACAACTCCGGATGGTGGCTGGCCGCAACCGATAGCACCCAAGTGTCGAGCGGTTCGTTGCGCTTGCCTTTTTTGATCTCCCAGCGGTTCTTGCGCGGATTGAAGGTTTCGGCGACTAGGCCGTCGTAGTATTTGCCGTCGAGTTGGTTGCTGAAGTGGACGCGGCGCTCGTCGGCGGGTTTGTCGTGGTCGCCGTTGAGGCGGTTGTAGAGCAGGTGTTTGCCGGTGTCGGCGCCGATGAGATAGAGCATGACGCCTTTGCGCACGCTTTTGCCGCGCCAGTTGACGTCTTGCATGCTGGGTTTGCCCAGGATGCTGCGCCCCGGCGTGCTGGCACCTTTGCAGGCCATGGGGCGGCGCACTTTGGCGCTGCGCACGAAAGCATAGACGGCGTGGGTGTGGTGGCCTCCGGTGTCGATGGCACAGGCTTCGCTGGTGAGTTCTTTGCCGAACTGGTTCTGGAAGCGGATGCCGTTGACGTAATCGGCCAGCGCCTGCCATAGCTCATCGCCCGCCGGGTTGCCGGGCAGGATGTGGTAGTCCAGCGTCCAGGTGCGGTCTTTCTTGCCGTGGCCGGTGACTTGGATCTCCAGCCGGTCGTCCTGCGTATCCACGCCGACGGTGATGACCAGACAGCCCTGTGGTACGGTGCGCAGCGCGTAGGGTTCGGCGCGGGCTTCGAGGGCGTTGGCTTTGATGTCGCAGCTGGCGTTACGGTAGGTTTCGCCGAGGCGAGTGTTGACGAAGCGCATGAGTTTGGCGGGGTCGTCTTGCGCCTCGATCCATTGCGCGGCGATCTCGCGCCAGGCGCGGCCCAGGCCGATGGGGGAATACAGCGAGTTGAGGTGGTAGCTTGGGTAGGGCGCGTCCGGCTTTTGCGCGATCCAGCGCGCCGTGCCGCCGTGGCCCAGCTCGGGCAGCATGGTGGCTTTTTGCCACTCTTCGATGACGCAGCCGTTTTCGCTGCACACGTACCACACCTCGGTGATGTAGTTGGTGCCCGGCGTCTTGCTCCATTTCAGGTTCGACCACTTGAGCACCTGCAGCTCTCCGCAGTGTGGGCACGGTACCCAGTATTGCCGCTGGTCTCCGCCGTCGTGGAGTTCCTTGATGCGGCTGGCATCGTCCATGGTGGGCGTGCTGGGCACATAGGCCTTGCGGTCGTGGAAGTTGTCCTGCCGCGCCATGATCAGGCCGAACGGGTCGCCCTGCGGCGTCTCGCGCGCCCACTCGTCCACCTCGTCTGCCAGGATGTAGCGCAGGCTGGTGGATTTAAGCTCGGCGGTGCTGCCGGCGGTTTTGAAATACAGGATGCCGCCAGTGAATTTCTTGAACTGCGAGTTGTTGTCGCTGCTGTTGTTGTTGCGGCGCGACAGCACCGCCGCCACGTTGGGCGTGCTCTCCGCCATCGGGTCGAACTTCTGAGCGATCCAGTCCTTCATCGACTTCTCGGTCGGCATCGCAACTGCCGTTGGCCCCTTGGCGTGGTCCATGATGTAGCCAAGCCAGTTGCCGCCGACTTCGGTACCGCCCACCTGCGTCGGCTTCATGAACACCACCAGCTGCGCCGGCGAGTGCTCGGAAAGCTGGTCCTGTATCTCGCGCAGGTAAGGCGTGCGCGAGGTGCGCCAGTTGCCAACCTCAGAACTGCCCACACCGGACAGCATGCGATGCGCGTCCGCCCACTCGGAGACGGTCAGCCGGTGCTTGGGCTTCCAGCCTTGGGTGAAGGCGCGCAGGGCGAGAGGGTGGAGAGGGGCGTTCATTCACGCGACTCCGGACGGAACACAACCACTGCGCACGGGAACGGAGCATTGAACTTGGCGCCACCAAACTTGAGACGGCCACGAACGAAGCGCACCTCGCCGCGCATGGCGTGATCGTGCCACCAGCGTGTGTCCGTGCGAGACGGCACCAGACACACCACAGTCGCCCCCCCCCCGAGCGGATTCGTCAGCCTTCTTCATCCACTTGCCGATCTCGCGGCCATACGGCGGGTTCATCCAGACGACGCCGCTCCACTCCTGCGCCAGCCCGTCGTCGAGTTTGGTGAAGAAACGGCTGCACTTCGCGTTGTCCGGAGTTGCGCAGACGTCGAGATTGAATCCGAATTCGGCGTGAAGCTTGTCGAAGAAGTCCTGCGGCGTTGCCCACAGGTCGGTTTTGCTGGAAAAGTGAACGTCGATCATGCTTCCACCTTCACCAGTTCCGCGAGCCGCTTGCTCGCCTCTTTGTGCGTTTCCGCCATGCTGTCGCTGATAGCTTCGCGCAGGATGGCGACGACCTGCTCGAAGTCTTTACCGACCAGTTGCGCCGCGACGCGGTGCGGCAGGTTTTCCACGCCCTGACGGGCGAAGGCGACGACATCGGCCAGCGCCGCTTCCACCTGCTCGCGATCGATGAGTTTGCCGCGCATCACGTCTCGCTCCATCTCGGCCACGTCCGCCTGCGCCATTTCCTTGCGCGTCTGCGCGCTCACCCTCGTCTCGTCCGGCTTGGGCGATTGCTGGCCCTTGGCGGCGGCGTGGCGTGCCGCTACGTCGTCCCGCCCCCCTGTGGTTTCTTCGATGCGTTTGAGGCTGGCCTCAACATCCACCAGAGCGCTGCGCCCTTCGCCGACGAGCACCAGGCGCCCAGCTTGATCCAGGCGGGTGACGTAGCTCTTGTCCTTTCCGATGCGGGTGGCGAATTTGGAGCGGGTCTCGGTGTTCATGCCGCCCTCCAGAACAAGCAAACCACGCCAGAATTCAGGCAACCACGCCACAAACCACGCATAAAACCCTTTAAACCACTTAAACCACTCGAACCACGGGAGAAAAGCTGTGTGTGCGCGCGTGTGTGCGCGCATGTGCGCACGCGCCTCCCGTGAGGGTTTTTCGCGTGGTTGGCGTGGTAACCCAATGACAGCGGGCTTTGTGCCGTGGGTCGTGGCGTGGTTTCATGCGTGGTTGGCGTGGTTTTATTCAAGATGACCTCCCGCATTGGCGAAGGCGAAAAAAGATGCGGTGAGCCAGACGGCTTGGTTTTCTCCCTCTTTTTTAGCGTGGCTTTCGTCGCTTTTGGCGTTTTTTAGCAGAAGTTCATTCGGAGGTACGACCATCTTGCGGTTGACCTTGGCGGTTGCATTCAGGTCTTGCAGTGTCGTGAACGACTCGCCAGCTCGCCACCCTGGAAGCAGTTTTATGTATCCGATGAACTGCTTCATGGATCGCGGCGATCGCTCTCCGGTGACCTCGCAGTGCTTCCGGTAGGCTGTAAAAAGATGGCTTCCCAGTGCCGGGCAGAATGGCGCGTCATTGACTTCTCCGCGCTGCCAGTCGAGCAGGAAGCTGCCGACGCTATCCATGCTGAGTTCGATCAGGTCGTCCTTGGCGCGGGTTTGTGGCGGCTTGGTGTGTTCGTCGAAGTTTCCGAGGTCCAAATTGAGCAGGTAGTGGTGCAGCGCGGCGATGCCACCATCGTTGATCTCGTCGCGCACTTGCTGGTAGAACTCTGGCGATTGCTTTTCCGGCGTGTGGATGACGGCATAGCGCCGATCGTCCTTCTCCAGCACCAGCGGCTGCGCTTCGTTGGATAGGAACACCAGGTTGACATGGTTCTTTTCGTCATGCGCGGCGACGTTCTTTGGGTTGATGCGGATCCATTCGCCGGTGACAAAGCCTTTGAGCTTGTTCTTGATGTGGAACAGCTCCTGCCGGGCGACGACTTCGTCGGCGATCATGAACAACTTGCGGCTGGCCCAGTCGTTAAATTTGTCCTCGATGGCGGCTTGATCGATGATGCGGCCGTACTCGCCATAGATCGCCATGACGGCCTCGAAGAACAGGTTCTTACCTGTGCCCTGCGGGCCGTGCAGGACGAGCGCTGTGCGCATCTTGGCGCCAGGGTGTTGTATCGGGTAGGCCAGCCACTTGAGCGCCCAGTTGTACACTTCCTTGCGGTTGGGTTCGTCCTGGCACAGATATTCCAACACCTCCAGCAGCAGGTCGCACTTCCCCTGCTTCGCAGTCGTCGGCCAGCCGCCCCACAGGTTGCACTTGATGCGCGGATCAGTGCACGCCGGATCGAAGCCAACCTCATCCATGCGCACCACCTTCTTCACGCTGCGCATATCGCGCCAGCCATGCTCCGGCAGGATGTCGAGCACGTCAGCCTTCGGCACCAGGATGTGCTCCTGAAAATCGAACATCGTCCCCTTACCGCCGAACACCAGCGCGAAGCGCTCGACACCCTCATCGATGGAGAGCATGGACTTCAGCGCAGCGCGCTCCCCCCCCCCCCTGTGGTGGAATGCCCGCGCGAGGCGCGCCAGCGGTGGGCGAATCGCTCCACTTGAGCTCTGCGAGCTTGGCGTTGACCTGGTCGGCAACGGTGACTGCCAATCCTGTCAGGCACAGCAGGTCGTTGAAGTCGGTGAGCTTCTTGCCTTCGCGTCGGTCGGCTCCGGCGTCGTCCATGAAGTTTGGCTTGATCCATGCGCTGCGCTCGATCGCGGCGCAGGCGTCTGCGGCGGCAGTGCAGCCCGGGTTTCCTTCGGTCAAGTAGTCGTCGTCTGCGCAGAACAGGATGCGCAGCTTTGGGTATTCCTTGGCCAGCTGCTTGCCGGCCTTGATGAGGTTGTTGGCGCTGAACGCATAGGCCACGGTCTGCCCGGCGCTTTCGTGCAGGCTGGCGGCGGTGGCGTATCCCTCGGCGATGAGCAGGATACCCTCGCGCTTGACCGGTCCGATCAGTCCGAAGGTGCCGCCCATGGCCATGCCGCTGGGCCAGAACTCTTTGTCGCGCTCGATCTTGGTGCGGCGCGGATGGCTTTTGGCGTAGATGAACTGCAGCCCCTGTATTCCGCCCTTGGCATCATGCATCGGAACGACAAGCGCGCCGGCCGCCACCTTGAGCCGGAAGAAGTTGGAGTCGTCCATCCCTTCCGGCTTCATGTCGTCCACGTATTGCTGCAAAATGCGCAGGCCGTGCGGCTTGATCTGCTTGCGATCCAGGTATTCATGCGCCCCGCACGGCGCGCATTTGTTCCACACCGCTGCCGCCATGCTGGCCGCACGCTTGACCTCGGCCTTGCGGATCTCGGCGACGCGCTTCTCGGCTTCCTTGTACGCCTCGCGCATGGCCGCGCGGTCGTCATCGGTCAGGGTGTTCTGCAGGTCTTTCTTGAGGGTGATCTTCTGCTTGCCGTCGTCGTTGCCATGCCATACGCCGTACACGCCGACCAGGTAGGTCTTGCCGGTCTTTGATGTCCACTCCCGAAGCCGTGACCAGCCGCGCTTCTCGCGGTCCTCATTCTCCACCTTCCAGCGCTGAATGCGCGCATCGAAGGTCAGCGTCTTGTCGATGATCAGCCCTGCATCGCGCAGCTGGTCGAGCACGTCGTCGTAGTTCTCCCAGCTCATCGCGCCGTCCTCATCGCATCAGCGAATGCCGCGTCGAAGTTCGGCTGGAATTTGTCCCGCACCACCTGGTCGGCGGTGCGCTGCATGTCCAGCACCTTGCGGTATGCTGCCTGCTTGACGAACACGAACATCGATGCGATACCACCACGCCCGATGCGCTTGTAGATACCAGCCGCCAGGTGCGACTTGGCGCCAACCGGCACAATGAAATAGCCGGTCAGCTCGACCTTCTTGCCGCGCCCTTTCCACACCTGCATCCTGGTGCGCAGCACGGCCAGCATCTCGCCGATCTCTTTGCGGTTTGGGTTTCCGTAGGCGTCCTTTTTGATTCCACCGCCAGGTATCGCGCGCCAACCAGCAGGCATGCCAGCCATCGCGATGATGGCCTTCTCGTATGGCTTGTTCCCGCGCAGCCCGCCAGTGAAGTGTTCCTTCAACATCACGGCCGGCGCAGTCCCGCCGCTAGGCTTCTGATCCTTGAGCCCGACGACCGCCGTCAGATTCGACTTGGTCGATCGCTGGATGAATGTCGACCGGCTCACATACGGGCTGGGCGACTTGAACGCGCCAGCCATCTCACGCTTGAGCTGATCATCCACCTGCCCTACCGTCTTATTGATCGCCACCGAAGCCGCGAACGGAACCTGCTTGCTTCCCATGTCGTCCAGCTTCCGCCTCAACTCGTCCAGCCCTTCAATCTTTACAGTAAGCATTCAATAAGCTCCGGGCGGTTGACTAAGCTGGAACAGCACACATTCCAGACAAATCGGGGCGCGGATTACC